AACTTAAACCTTGTCAAGTTTGGAGAAGCTAACCTAACAGTTAGTCTATCTACCTGTTCGTTTTCTAAAAATAATCTAACATTCGTTAAGGTAAGGGCATCAGAAGATGTAAAATCTTTATCAAACTGTAAAAATATAACAGAAGAATTGTTAGGGTCGTTTATAAATATACTATGAGACCCGTCAGCACTTATTGTACCAAAAGTGTCATTACCTACATTAACAGTAAAACTATTGCCAGATGGTAATCCTGATACCGTTAAATCTAACTTAAAGTTTTTACCTTCTATTATATTTGCGTTAAGAACATAAGTATTTATAGCTTTTACCTCTTCTCCACTGAAAGTTAAAGTACCTTGATTAATGCTAAAACCATCACCCTCTGAAACTTCTTCACTATTGAAATAAAATTCTAACTGAGAGTATGGAACAGCATCTGGGTTGTTTCTACCTAAATTAGAAGACTTACCACCAAGACTTGTAGTTTTAACAAAGTTAGTTGTAATACTTGATAGCTCAGTAGTGCTACCATTACTACCTTCTATTATTACCTCTCCAAATTTATCATTAGATATAGCGTCAATAAGAAATTGAGATATACTATCTTGAGATTGACCAAACTCAAACTCACCACCACTGTTAAATTTATCAATTGACTCAGTTAAATCTAAAACTTCTGTTACAATATAATCATCATGAGATAGTCCATCTCCAGCAGTTTGATCATAAGAATATATAATAACATTATTTTCAGGATCACCAGGAGCAGTTGTTCCTTGCTCACCATCAACGTTAAATTCATATACTGTTGATCCTACACCAGCCGCAGGACTAGGGCCAAACGTAGTTCCGTCATCATCTACATTGGTGTCATCATCAGATTGAGAAAATCCAGTAGAACCATTAATAATAGTGTTTTGCCCAATATAGTAATTATTAAGATCACTGTAATCTTCCCCTATATCGTATTCTCCTTGAGGATATTCTGCGTTTGAGAAAGTGCTTTTTATAATTAAATTAAACGAAGCACCAGGCTGACTAGATGTAAATGTTATTGAAAAACTATTTGATCCATCAAATAAATCACCAGGAAGAAAATCTACTGAAGCATTTATGTTTATAGGAAGACCTGTATTAAGATCTACTACGCTAAAAGAAGATAAAGGACCTCCTGGTCCAAACTTATCATAAAGTGTTTGAGAGGTATTAGTTAACTGTGTACTACCAAACCATGTCGTAAAAGATGTAGATATAAAAACAGGATCAGAAGATTCATCACTCTCATAACCTATTGTAAAATTAGAGAAATAGTTTATTGACTCTGTTCCTGAAAACACAATAGTTTGAGATAGATTTACAAGATCAGGCTGAACATCATCTATACTAACACCTGTACCATTGACACCTGTGTTTGATTCTACATTTACATACTCGTTATTTTCAGTAATAAAATTATAAGGAACTAAGGTATTACCCTCTATATTTTCAACAGAACCTTCTGTAGAATCTGATGATGATACACTTCTTATGTTTAAAGCATCTCTGTAATCACCTTGTTTGATCAAGCGAGGATCAGAATCTTTATCCATCCCACCTGTAAAAACTTTCTTATCTTGTGCCATTGTAAATTATATCTTAGGAGATTGCTTAAATGCTTTTCTAGAAATCTGCATAGCAGCCTCTTTATTAAAGTTCATCATTCTAGCTCTAGCTAATCTTTTCTCGTTGTAATATGCTCTCTTAGCCATTTGTTTTTCGTTAGCAGGAACGCCACGTTTTCTTTGAATATATTTGTAATATATGTAGCAACGAAGAGCCTCCTCACAAAATTTGTGAACTCTAGGACCTTCTCCTTTAACACCTTTTTGAATTAATTCAATTGATGAAGTTAAAACTTTAACACCTGTGCTAGTTACCCCACCAGATACTACATCTTGATTTGTATTAACGCTAAAAGCTGAATTTCCAAGAAAAAGAGGATTTGCAGTTATATTTTTATACGTTAAAGTAACTGCGTTTGAGCTTGTATTTTGAGATGCTGTTATGTTAGTGTCTACAGGTAATTTACTACTTCCTTCAAGGTTAGGATAACCTTCATTTATAAGAGTAGAGAATTTTTCTGCTATAATAGAAGAACTATCATTCGGACCAATTTGAATAAAATTAGAACTTGACGGAGTGCTAGTTGTAAAAGTAAATGTATGAGCACTAGTAGCAAAATCAGATTTTGGTATTTTTAATTGAGCTCCAGAAACAATTGCATTAGGGTCAGTAGTTGAAGCTTTATTAAAGTTGAGCTGAATAACATGATCTCTTGGCTGAGTAGAGCCTATACCATCAGAAATATACTCCATAAATACTTTTTTACCAGCAAGGTCTGAGGAAAAAGATATACCGTTTTCGTTTCTATTCAACCTGTAATATCCTAAAGCGTTTTGTCCACCACCTACACCATATTTTCTACCCATGTCAGTGTGAAAATAAGGATTGTTCTCATCATAAGGGTCTTCACTTATTTGAGAGGTTACATCCGCATCTAAAGATAAATCAGACTTATAACCCAAAGATACAAACTCATCAGCACTGTTTTTATACCCAACCCTTAATAGTTTAACAAAATCATCAGGTAAAGTAATTCTTAAAGATGAAGTTTGAACAATTTTCTCTACTGTCTTAACCTCTTGTTCTGCATCAAACTTAAGCTCTCTTAATCCTTGAAGTGCTAATAATCTTAACTGATAGACGTTTGCATCTTTATCATAAGACGTATCATCCATCATTAACTGAAAGTCATTTACGACTTCATCTATACTTGTATAATCTATTGCCATAATTAACTATCTGATTTTATCTCACTAGCCTGTGCGTATTGAACAACATCAGCCTCTCTAATTGAAACTCCTAAATATTCTAATATCTTTACTACAATCTCTCCATGACATCTGCTAGATATTTTAAATCCATTTGATGACGAAGAATCATGAACAGGCTTACCCGCTACAGTAACGTAACTCCATTTTGGAGTGTTAGTGTTTCTATAATGATAAGCTATAACTTTAGTTATAGTATCAGGAAACACACTAAATACTTTTGACGATCCACCTTCCGATCCAAGTAAAGCTACAGGATATTCTATAGATGGCTTCACCAAACTACTTCTTAGTATTTGATTTATATCTTTTGGCTCTACAATATCTACAGGAACATTAGTTGAAATGTCATGATGCTCATCTACATTAATAAACATAGATTCTACATAATCAGAAGTTACAGCTACAGTTACACCTAAATATGGATTTGCCTTAGTAGTTACATTCATGTCAGATCTAGTTAAAAAAGTAGCTATATCTTGTCTTGCCAGCTCTGGAGATAAATTTTCTGCGTATAATCCTTGAGATTTTCTTGTAGGTGATTTTTGCTTTATTATAGAAAGTCGTTTATTGTATAGCTCAAGTTCAGCTTGCTTTGCTAAAAGGTTGAAGTCAGACGGACTTATAAACCCCCTCTGCTCCTTATTTGCAAACACCTGAACTAGCTTATATACTTCATCAATCGTCATTATTGTGTATTTTATTCCCTAGCAAAAGTACGAAATAAATCCGTATATCAAAAAAAAGGGAGACCGTTAAGTCCCCCCTGCTATATATATAGTCTTAATGTATTATCCATTAAGGGCTTGTAGCCTACGTTCTATCTCAGCATATATCTGTTCTCCTTCACCTTCAGAACAAAAGTCTACCATTCTATCAATAGGCTTAGTTCCTATAGCAGGGACACAAATTGTGTTACCTGAGGATACCCAAGTAATAGCTTTTTTATCCATTCTTATTATTCCTGACTCTTGAGCCATTAATAATAATTGCTTCATTTCTGTTCTAGGATCATTCATACCAGCTAAGAAACCTTTAGGATTCTTCTCTGCCTGTATTTTCATATCCCAACGAATTTCATCAACACTCTTATCAGTGTTTACACCTAGAACCTTAGCATATCCTACAAGCTCATTTAAAGGCATTTTAAGGGCAGCTTGAACAGCATCCATGGTATCATTAACCTTTGATATTTTATCTTTAGCAGATTTTTCATTATCCTTTATTTTAAACATGATATTTTTAGACTTTATTCTATGTGGATTGCTACCATTAGCGTTGCAAGTATCTAAATATTTTTTAAGAGTAGGATTAGTATGATCTACAAAAAGATAACCATTATTAAAAGCAATAGGCTCTCTCATTCTAGCATTTTCTGGTTGTTCATCAGCAAATATAGATGTCTCACCAGGAACATATCTAATTTTTCTATTCTCACCAGTTGTAGGGTCAAAAATAATATCTTCAGCCTTTAATAAAGAAACTATAGGATACTGTGGCATACCATTTTTTCTTTTTGCTTTTGATATTAATTCGTAAACAGTAGGTTTAAACTCTTGTTTTCTATTAGTAAATCTAGGAATGAATTTTTTTTCTACTACGGGAGCTTTAGCTTCGACCTTAGTAGACGTAGGAGGCGTTACAGCCTTACGAGTTTTTGTTGGTGTCATAATAATTATTTTCTAAAATTAACTTAAAGTTTTATAAAGGGGGAGAGTAAATCTCTCCCCCAGTAATATAATCAACTATTGCTTATTAAGCAGCAGCAGTAACTGTAATTGCACATCCTGTAATTCTAGAATCAGCAAACACTGAGTTAGAGTCATCAGAAACTACAATTAAACCTTTACCGTCACCAGCAATCATTGGTGCGTTAAATAAATTTACAAGAGCTTGAATTACCTCTTTTTGTTTATTTGCAGTAACAGTTAATACAACTTTATCTACAGCAGCAATATCTGCTCCTGTACCAAGCATACTGTCAAAGTGCATTTCTAATGAAGTAGTAGAAGCTACAATACCAAAACCTCTAAATTGAGATAAAGGACGACACATTGCATCATTTGCATCATCAAATGCTCCATCAGTTTCTTCCATGAAATATAAGTACTTTTCCATTTTCTTATCTTTTATATATTAATAATTATGATTTTTTGAACAATAAGAAACGGTTAGGAGCAAATCCTTCAAAACCACGTTCAGTACGGTAGTGAGATCGCAACTCATCTTTCTCGTTAGTTCTATTTTGTAGAACCGCAGATCCAGTTAACCAGTGCTCCATCTCACGAGAGTAACCATTCGCAGCTTTGTATCGCATACGTAAAGAAGGAATGCTTTCTCCTGATCGTGGGTCTCTTTGATTATCCATAGGGATACACATACCGAAACCATTGAATTTAAATCCATCACCACCTAACAAGTCAGGACGGTTGAATAAGTCATAAGTTTTCTTGTGGAAAGTGTAACCACCACGATGGAAAGAATTAAAGCCTAAATTCAACGCCATGTCTTTGCTGTTAGCAAAAGTACCATAGTTAGCACCACCAGCAGCATAAGCTCCTTGTGAAGCTAATAAGTCGTCAATATCTAAAGATAAGTTAATACCAGCATAAAGAGCCATCTCTTTTGCACCTCTGTGTTTATCTAAAGATTTTACAGCAGCATCAAAGTCAGCCATTGTAATTGCTGAAGAACCAAGATCCATAGTTTGACCTTTGTTCTCGATAAACTTTAATAAACCTTCTGTAGTTACAACAGAGTTAGATGAAGCGTCAGTTAAAGATCCACCACCAGCATCACCCACAATCATTGCAAGCTCAGAGTAGTCCATAAATCTTTGGTAAGTATCAGCCTCACCTTGTAAGTACCATAAGTAACCAGTTCCAAATTCTTGGTTGTTTACTTTTACATAAATAACATTTGTAGCTTCAGATCCTGAAACAGTAAATGATTCTTTAATAATTTGACACTTGTTTTGGTATTGATCTACACGAGGTGTAATACCAACTGGCTGCTCTGTTCTTTCAGCATAAGCATTACCAATAATAGTAAACTTTGTGTCTGCACCATTACTAGCTGTATTATTATCTGAAAGATTTTTTAAAGTATAGTCATCTCCAGATCCAGCAGAAACATAGTACATAGAACCTGATCCACCTAAAACTAAATCTCCTACTCTTAATGCAACTCTACCATTACCATTAGCTAAGTCATCAAAAGTGTCATCTATATTAACAACACCTGAACCACCGCCAATAACACCTGTAAAGTGATTGTGAAGGAAAGTTTCTTCATAGTGTTCAAAAGTTTGCTGAGTAGTTTCTTTTTTGTTACCCAACAATTCCATTAATCCAGTAATCCCTTGATTACCATATCGTTTAATTAGTTGCTCATCTACATCACGTTTATGTAATGGAATACCATCTGTACGGTCAGCGTTAATTAACGTTGATGTACCTACATAGTTTGATGTAGTTGCAACTGCCACATTAGAAGGTGTTGGCACCATTCCTGAGGCTAAACTTACTGTTGCCATTTTTTTATAATTTTAAATAAAGTAATTAATTTTCTTTTTTAACCTAAAATTTGTTTTCTTAACATCTCAAGAGTTGTCTGTTGCTTTTGAGGTGCATCTTGCTTGTCTTGTGCAAATGATGGGTTCTTAATCTCATTAATTACGCTTTCTGTTCCTTTGCTTCTGTACTGATTAGCGACACCTCGAACAATCTTATCTATATTGTTCAAGATATACATATCTGTATTGAGCTTGTCAAAGTCCCAGTTACCACCTTCGTCTACATACTGATCAAAAAAACTTTCTAGGTCTGAGTTGTACCCCTTGATTTCATTCCTTGCGTCATCATCAAGTTGATAAACAAACTCTTCACCCTGATCGTTCATAGTGAATGATATACCATCTAAGTCATCAACCTCAGCACTCATAGTGCCGATCCATTCTTCTCTATCCTCTTGGGATACAGAAAAATCTTCTGACTCTGTAGGCATAGCATACTCTTCTTTGACCTGGTTAAAGTAGTCTCTAGCAGCTTTAGCGTCCTTCATGAGCTGAACCTTACCAGCGTTCATTTGTCTCTCGTTATACTCCTCTTTGTCCATCTTGTATGTTGTAGCCATGTAATCATTTAACTCAGCTTCAGTTAAATTAGGATTATCTAATCTTAGATACTCCTTTAAGACTGCATCATCAGACACGTTGGATAAATCAACAGTTTGAGTGTTTAGGTAATCTTGAACTGTACGACCAGTGTTTTTAACATACTCATTGATAACTCGAAGCTGATCGCTAGCAAAGTCATCGTAGTTTGCCTCTTCACTTGTGTAGTTAAGATCATCAAATGATGTTAGGTCTCGCCCAAGCTTTTCGCTAAGGTATTGTAAGACAACTTCGTCATCACTGATTTCCTCACCCTCTTGCTGTTGACTAACTTGAGATTCATCAACGTTAGTCTCCTCAGTATTTAAAGAACTCTCTTGTGTTAAATCTACAACGTTGGAAGGTTCCTGCGTTGTAGGTTGAGACTCAGCTGGTTGGTTTTCATCACCAGTCAAGTCTACAATATTTTGTTGGTTTTGTGGTTGAACAACCTCTCCACCAAGTTTACTTAATAAGTCTTCTCTTATATCCATTGTCTTAAATTTAATTTATGTTATTTTCGCAAATATAATTTTTTTTATATTAATATCAAACTATTGAGATATGTTTTGCTCTTCACCTAAAGGGCCTCTACGATCTTTTCTCTGTTCTATAAGTTGAGATTGATTCATAGCAGACTGTTGTTGAATAGCCTTACGAACCTCTCCTTGAATAGACGCAGCACCTTCTTTACCTAAGTTACCTAGCTCTATCTCTCTTAATCTTCTCTCATGTTGAGATTGTTCAAACTGTTCTTTTAGTTGAAACTCTAATTGCTTTAACTGCATTTCTGCCTGATTCTTAGCTTGAATACGTGCTTGTTCCATTTGAACTTCAGCTTGCATCTCTTGCTGTCTTAACTGTGCAGCCTGCTGTGCTGACTGTTGTTGCATCATAGCATTTTGCTCTGAAGCTTGTCTTGCTTGAGCTTGCTGTTCTTCTTGATATTTAGTTCTACGAAGAACAAGCATTTGATTAGCCATCTTAATATTTCTAATAGAACGTATCATTATAGCATCTTCAAGTCTAAGTTCTTTTTGAGCTAAAGAAACCTGAATGTTTTGTTCCATCATTTGTCTCTCCTCCTCACTAGGTGCAACCTCTAGAGTTATACCAAACTCATGTATAGACATCTTCTTCATCATATCTATACTGTGCATTGCAGTGTCACCTATGACATTACTATACATATTATGTAGACCCTTATAGTTTAAAAGATCTTGCATTCTCATAGATATACACTGAGAAACTCTTCTTGTAACATTTAAGTAAGCATCGTTTATATCTCTTGTAGCGTTGTTAGATGCTAGTAAAGCTAACTTCTGAACACCTACAAGTGCTTCGCTAGATGGTTGAGAAGCATCACGTGCTTCATTGACACCAGTTACATCACGAATCATCTGTAGATTATGATTGTAAACATTTATCAAAGTTCCAAAGTCTCTACCTATACCATTTTCTAACTCAGCAATAGGCACTGCACCTGTCATGTTACCCTCATCATCTATACGTCTATAGTATATATTACCAGTTTGATCGTATATTTCTTGAAGCTCTAAAGGAGTAAATGTACCACCATCACCTTTTGATACGTTCTCTAAAGAACCTATTTCAAAGGCTGCACCCTTAGGTCTAGCCTTAGCAAGAACATGTTGTATTTTAAGGTGAGCTAATTGTATCTGATCAGCAAAAGGAATCATTCTATCAACCAAAGACTTACTCTTCATTTTATAAAGGTTAGGTTGATATATAATATATGATAAATTAGTTTCTGATAAATTAGATTTAGATCTAGGCATGTTTTCCATCATACCATAATTAAATATATAATCTGTATTTATTATATACTTACCAGTATAAACTACCTTTACTGTAGATCCTATGTTCTCTCTTTTAGTTTTTGAGTTTTTAGGAGCCTTATAGTTAGATGCTTTTTTATTTACAGAAAAACCACCAAACTTATTTTCTTTCTTTTCGTAATTTAAAGAGTGACTTGTAATAAACTCAGCATCTAAAACATTAACACTAAACTTATCATAATCATAAGTTTCATTACCATTGTCATAGTAAGCTCTATCACCATAAGTCATAGGGTTATTATTTTTACCTGCATACTCTTTAGCTATCTTTTGATAATCATCTTCACTAAACTGATCTCCAGCTTGCTGCTTAAGGTCAGCTATAGTCATAGAATAAATCTCACCTGCATGTCTAACATTTTTAAAGTCAGGCTTTGATGAATATGAAGTAATAAGATTAGCAGGATCTACGTGTCTAATTGTAACTCCTCTAGAAGGAGACAGCTCAATTTTAGAAGAACATAAACCTAAAACAACTAAATCACGAATCATTAATCTTTTAACTTCATCGTAATCGTTTATATCTAAAGTATAATCTATTGCTTTTTCTAATGCTATCTCTACATTTTGCTTGTAGTTTATAGCCATAAACATATCTATTTCTTCAGAGCTTTTAGCAACAAAACCTTTAGGAGCAAGAGGTATACCAGTTTGATCTTCTAGACCTTCTACAAAGTCTTTGGTAATCATGTCAGCATACATCTGCTTCTTTTTATTTAATCTTTCTTCTGCAGCTATAGGGTCTATAGATTTGGCTTTTATATCGTACTCCTGATTAACCATACCATTAACTATAACGTCAACAAACTTTGGTATTATTGATACTGGGGTAAAATCTATATTAAGATAAGCAGTATCACCTTGTACATCTAATAGATCTTTATACTTTCCTATGTCTTGACTACCCTCAGCATATGCTCTATTTCTAGAATATCTTATCTTTCTATCTCTATGGTAGACATCTGAATTTTTACTATGATCATAATACATAGCCTTAAAGTAATCAAGACCATACTTAATGTCAGCTTTCTCTTCATTCGTAGCTAACGGAGAAGGATAGCCATTTAACTTATCTTTTGTATTATTATACATCATGCCTTAATTCTTTTACTATACATCCCCTTAACATTATATTTTTTTACTATAGGATGTGCTTTTTTTATTTCTTTTTTAGGTTTTATATATTTCTGTGATGCTAGTAAAGCCAATGATGACGATATACTAGCATCGTACTTTGTTCTATTATCTATCTCAAATCTACTCCAATCATCTAAAAGCGTGTTAAAATAACATCTTCCAATCTCTCCTGTGTCTGCATTATAACCAACATGGTCATATATATATGTTGCTATAGCCTCTGCTTGAGCATTTATTACTGCAGCACCTGATCCAGGTATTCCTTTTGTCTTTTGCTTTCCTCTACTCCACTCTGTGTGCGTCATATCTGGCCTATCCATTAAATACTCATAGTATCCTCTGTTTTCAAAATACTTTAGTATTCCTACTTTATTATTCTCTACTAATATTTGACAACCATAAAACACACACATCTTAATCATGTCTTCGTAAAATATCTCCGCTTTAGGAGGTCTATTAATGTACTCACACACAAACTGCATAGACGCATCACTTGCCATGCTAAACTTATGGAATACATGAGCAGCAGCATCAGACCTTCTACCATCCGTAGTGGTATCATGATCATAAGGGTCACATCCTGCAACCAAAGCATCTGATTTACCAGGGAACTTCTTGTTATACCTAGATGTAATAACATTTTGGTTTTGAATCTCTGGAACCCAAGTAATTTCCCACTTACCTTTTCTGTGAGGTATCCATATAACTTCGCTGTCTTGTACGCCATTTTTCCAAACAAACTCTCCTCTTGTTGTAGGAGTATTATTAACTTCGTTATAATCCATCTGCTGATAAATCCTTTCGACATCAAATATACAACTTTGTGTGTCATTTCTAAATGCTTCCTCTACAGTAAATGGAAACTGTCTTTTAAATTCAGATAAAGCAGTAGTATCATTTTTTAAAGCATCTCTTCTATTTTGTATATAATCTCTAGCACCAGTATCAATATACATATCGTCAATACCCATAACTGGCTTATCAGGAGTATTTATAACACTATATCCATACTCATCTATAAAACCTTCAAGATTGTCATAAGCAGGTATAAATAATTTGTATAAGCCACTTTTTGTTCTACCATTAAGATCTTTTTCTCCCATGTCTGAGTCATAGAATATATCTTTAAACTCTGCACCACCATCTTGCTGTTTATTAGCAGTAGAACCCATCATACACTTACCAACTACTTTTCTACCAAGAAGTAAACATGTTTGAGTTACACTCCAGTTCTTCTTTATAGAGTTTTGACCTGTCCACTTACCAGCTTCATCATGCACTAAAAGCTTAAGCTTCATACCATCGTAACTATTATCAGCAGTATTTTTCCAATCTATTATAGAATTTAAAGCTTCGGACTTTTCTATATGCTTTTGATTTTTAGTAATCTTTTTTGCAGGCTCTCTAAAAGCAAGCTCAACACGAGGATTACTAGAACCATCCTGTATAGGTTGAAAAAAGAATGGGTAGTTTCTGTATATACGAACCACCTTATCTGTAAACATAGTTTTAGCATCAGCACCAGTTTTAGAAAGTAAACCAAAATTACTATCGTAAACTTGAGTAGCTTGATTAACTATTTCACTACTAGCCATATAAGAAAAACCACTACGTCTGTTTTTAAGAAAACACATACCGTATGAGTTCTTATCGTTTTTACACGCTTCCCAAAAAATAAAGAACGTTCTGTTAGCGTCCCTGTAATCAGGGTAACCAACATCTATTTTACTCCACTGAATAAACATATAATGCGATCCAGTAATATAAGTAGGAACACCATTGTTATAAAACCATAAACCATCCCTTCTTCTTCTAAACTCCTCTTCTATATAGTCTACATAATCTGTAGCGTTCTCTCTTGTCAACCCCTTTGGTATATCCTGCCTAACCCATCTTTGTTGTTTTTTAGGTAGGTTGTGATATAATATATCTTTTTTATATCTAGGTTTTTTAGGTAGAATTATATTTAAGTTTTCAAACTCTAATACCTCTCCTTCACTGCCCTCTATTAGATATATAGTATCACTTTTTTGCATACCGTTCAGCAAAAGATCCTTTAAAATCTTTTTTCTCTTCTATTAAGGATTCTCCTTCCTTGATTCTATCTTCAAGGTTTTTTATTCCTAAAAGAATTTCTTGACAGTCCTCAAAACATTCTCTTTTTGCCTTTATAGCCTGTCTTCTTTTAGCGTCATCTTCTTCTATTAAAGGTTTGCCTATCTCTTCTATAAGAAGATCTACAGCTCCCTTACTTGCTTCTATTAACTTCTCTAAAGTTTTAAGAGCATAATCTCTATTCTGCTCCTTCATAAACTGCTAAGACATCAAAGTTACGCATGCGAAGAAGTTTTTGTCCATCTATATCCATGTCATATTCAGAGTTTTCACTCCACATAACTCTGTCGCCTTCCTTAACTCCCTGATCTTTCATCCAGTCATTTATTATAACTGCCTTTCCATGAAGCTCTACTTCAGATGCTGAAGTTTCTAAAAATATACCAGACTCAGTTTTTTCTGGTTCCTTCATTTCTTGCTCCATAAAATTCCATACTCCTACAGGAATATACTCATCTTCTCTTTTAACAAGGTATATCTGCTCTGCAAGAGCTTGATATATATTATCCTTATCAGCATGCTTGACATGATTTGTATCTGTTGCTACAAAATGGTGAAACCAAACTTTATCACCCTCTTGTATTCCAGTTTCTTTAGTGTCTTGCATTGGTGTTTTATACACCGTACCATACTGTCTTGCTAATCTCATAGGATCATAAGAGGTATCTCTATACAATTCTAAACCGTTTAACATTATAGTATCTTCTGTTTCTTTTTCTACCTCTATCCAGTAGATGTCTTTAATTGGCTTCATTTTTGATTATATTTAAATTTACTTAACTTCGTACTCATCTAAAACAGCAGTGTTGTATTCTATTGCTGTTGGCTGAGAAAAAAACCTTTTCCAAGGTCTTGAAAACTCCTCTTCATCTTTTTTTATATACACATCATACACTACTTGTTGATGTTTATACCAAGCCGCTTCGTCTTGAATTATTGCGGTGACTTCTAGTGAACCTCCAAGCATCTTTTGACCTACCTGATAAGTCAGTCCTTGCTTTAAGTCCCCTATTGTTATTTTTCTTATAATAGGGTTTATTGCTTCCATTTTTATTTAATTTAAATTTATTATATATTTTACTACTCGAATAAATCTCTAGATAGTTTTACATATCCTACCTGCATACCTCTACTTGCAGTAGTTAAAGTTTGAATACCTACAAAAGGAACTAAATCTATGTCGTCAGTCATAGCTAAAGATTTTGTTGTGCTTATTGACTGAGTTCCTCCACCTGCTGTTGCAGTAGTAACTAAACCATATTGAACATTATTCACAAAAACACTAATCTTTCTATTTTCATCAAAAGATATTCTTAACCTATAAACAGTGTTAGTAGTAACTGTTATTCCTAAGTTTGTTATGTAATCTGTTCCACCTACACTATAAACAAAATGTAAGTTACCATTTGTAGTTAAAGCACCCAAATCATCATTGGCAGCGTATAAAAAATAAGCTTGATTTGCGTCTGTAGCATAAGTACCAACCTCTGTAAGTTTTAATCCAGCCCATATAGCAGTTTCAGTTATAGTTCCTGATGTAGATATACCGCAAGAAAAATCTATTTTGTTTTCTGTACCGAAAGGAACAGAAGACCAAGCAGAAGAATCATGACCAGCTGGCATTTCAGTTTCTGCATCTCTAGGTGTTAAAACAGTAAAATCATTATCAGTTGTTCCTGTAACTAACTTAATCCCAGCAAAACCATTAGTAGGTCTTCCTGCATTAACAGAAACCTGATTAGATCCAGAACTAGTACCACCTAAAACAAAGTTTTGATTAGGAGTAACATAAGGATCTATTACAAAAAATAATTTAAATACTTGAGCTGCAATGTCAGTACCATTAGTACCAACTCTAATTTTACAACTACCATCAGCTATATCATGGACCATCACATTAACCATAGCGTTATCAGCTATAGTGCCACCATCTTGCAAACTAATTAAAACTTGAGATGTTGTTCCGTATATATGATTATTATTAAAAGTAAATTCAACAGTGTCTGTAGCAGCTAAGTCAACTGACTGCATTGTTATTACACCATATTTAGCATTTAAAGTAACTGCAGTTGTAGCGTCAGTAGCTTGACTAACTTGAGCATCTGTTATGCCTAAGCTTGGAACTTTTTCAAAGTATTCTACAAGTTCAAATCTATCATCTGACTGAGATACTGTACCACTTACTTTAAGATTTCCATCTTTATCAATTTTAACTTTTTCAGATCCATTTGTAGAAAAAGATAAAGAATCCCTAGAGTGATCGTAAAATATCTGACCTGCATTATTTTTGTTTACATTTCCAAAATAAATATTACCAGCATTTGATGCTCCAGATAATATAGACATCCCAGAATCTGAAGAGTTTTCTAAAACTATCTGATTGGCAAAAGAGCTAGCATTTACTGCTCCTGCACTAACTGATAAAACGTGAAGTAAACCATCAGGAGTTGATGATCCTGTACCTACACCTAATTTAGTTACAGAAACTTTATCTGTAGACACCTTCAGTGAGGTGATGTTACCAGCACCTGTCTCTACATCTTTTAACTTACCATCTGTCAACTCTACAGAAGTTTGTAATAGATTCTTATAAGTGGAGGATATAGATTTTCCTTTTAAATTACTCATTTACTTTTTTCTTATTTTTTCTATAGACCTACCTGCAAAGTAAGCTCCATATACTGTTATTAATAATGTTTGATATATAGGTATGTAGCTTTCTTGAATAACAAACTCTCCTATATTACCATCAAACACTGACAAAACTACAAAAATTGCAGTTAAAAATATACATATCAAAGGTCTAATATTCTTAGATAACCAGTTGTCAGACTTCATGTCTGCCTCCCATCGTCTGGTAACTTGTTCTTGTGCTTGCGATTCAGCCTGCATAAGAACTTCCTCCATTTTACGCTTTGCTTCTAATCTCTCTTCCTCAGATGTACTAAGACTGTCTATTACATCTCCAACCTGTTTTACAACACCACCACCTAAAAAGTTTAATAATTTACTCATAACTAAACTAGTTTATAAGCAGTTTTTCCTTTTTCATCTTTGTAGGCCTCAAGAACTTGACTTCTATTCTCTTTCGATTTAAGAGATATATGTATCCAAGAAAAATCAAATTCGTTTATCATTTGATCAAACTCTACACCTGATTCTAACACCCATTCATAAATAACTCTGTTATTCATTTTTCCTTTTTCCCAAAACTGCAAATCCAAAGCTTCACCTTTGCTGTGCTGACTTCGAGATGATCCCCCAATAGCTTTATTGAGTTTCGGACTGCGATAACCACTACTAATACGAATAGGACCAATAGCGTCACGCATAGGTTGAATGAGATTATCAATAAGCCTTTGCATGCTTTCCAAATGTTTTTCAGACATTTCATTACTAATACCTAATCTTTTTGCTGTGTTACTGTGTTCTATCTCTGCACGAGAAAAATTTTTACTTAACCTCATAATTTAAATTTAAAACGCTTCCATAACTATTTCGTCTATAGAGTTCTGAACTTCACTCTTAGTAGCTTCCATAGTCATCATTATATTTGCTTGAAATCTTTTTACTTCTTCATTATTGTTAAATATTACAATAGTAGGAACAACCACTATTTTATATTCTTTAGACCACCTTGCATCTGCTGTTATATCAATTCTTTCTACTTCACAATCCGTAAGTTTAGAAAGCCAACTAACTTCGTTAGACTTGTTAAAACTAGCATTAAATTCAACAGCTACCATTCCATCAGGAAAGTCCTGACTAAAAGCTGATAATGATATAAAAAAAAATGTAATTAGTAAGTTTTTCATAAACCTATCTTAAGTTATCAATCTTCTCTTCCATTCTAATCATTTGACTTTTTATCTCTTTTACATCTTCTTGAGTAGTCATAATAGTTTGCCTAATAAGCTGATCTTTCATGTCGTACTCCATACGAGTAATTTCAGGATCAGGAGGAAGAGGTAGTTCTTTAGCATCTGCTATATCGTTTTGAAGTGTGAACCACATCCCAACTAATGTAAATATAAGCACAGCAATACCTGCTAGTGTTTTTAAACTTATATTAAATGATGTTTCTTCGCTTAATTCTTTTGCCATGATTAAAATATTACATAATTAAGGCCAACGCTAAAGTTGTGCCACTGTCTGTTCCAATACTTGTTGTATCTACCCTCTACAAATATACCTAAACTTTTATTAAATCTATAACCGTATATTAAACCAAGGGAGTAGTCTATCCATTGACCATCATTAAACTTATGATAAGAGTATATATTATCAGTATCTAAGTGATAAGGCATAATGTTCCCCCAAGTGTGAAACCAAAAATCTTTTGTAAAATGATAATAATCTAAACCTAAAACAAAAGAGTACTCTACAATATTAGATATAGAATTTCTTTGTTTTTCTACATAATTATTTATAACTTGTGGTATAACAACCTCTTCCCATACCTCTTGACTGTTTGCTACAAGCTCTCCGTCAGGTGAAAAATACTCTCCCCCTAGGGTGATGTTGTATCCTTCTTGAAGAGCAAGGTATGTATAATGAAGTGTACCATTATCAAGTACCCAGTCAGATAAAGGATCAAACCCGTAAGGTTCGGCAAGTCTTTGCACTAAACCCCCGTTGAACGAAAGCTTGCCATCCCTTACTTGTTTTCTATATCTTTGTGACGCTTCAAAATATTTTATATCAGCAAAACCGTCTTCTAAGTATTCTACCTTAGCAACCCAGTTGTCAGCTACATATCTTACAAAATGATGCTGATTAGTATAATTTACACCTAAACGTCTTACAAAGTCAGCTTCAAATAAATACTCAAAACCATCTACTCTACCAATTGTAGCAGCATCACTGTATGAGTTTTCTGTACCGTTATAAAAAGTTAAAGCTCTATTCTCGTATCCAAATCTTTTTATCTTTCTAAGACCTATAGAAAAAGTATAATCAAAAGGAGTCTCTATTACATCCTCTTCAAGAGATCCTGATGTTACAGACCAAACTTGATTATCCCCCAAAGATGTTCCACCATTAACTGCAGCATAAAAAGTAGAATATTTAAATATTTTGTGTAAACTCTGAGAGTTTCCTATTAAAGGAATGAATAATAATATTAGTAGTAATTTTTTCATCTCTTTAATACTTTTGCAGTTGTTGTTTTACCTTCATATGTTATACTAAAATTATAAACCCCAGAAGGTAGTAAACTTACATCTAACTGGTTTAAACCTTTATGTGTTTGACTTTGTTTTACTTTAATAACAAGTTTTCCTGATATATCATGTACTTTTATTGCTACAGGACCATTTGTTAATATATTTAATAGGTCATTCATAGGGTTAGGATACATAACTATGTTATGACCTCTAAGTAAATTTCTAGTATCAAGATCGCTGTCTCCACTACAACTCCAATACAATTGTTGACACTTGTCATCCCAGTTGTTATTGCAACAATATGGGTCAATCATAATAACCCAAGCATAACACGTATCATTTAGCCAGTAAGGAACCCCAGGACCTCCAATACAACCTGCGTCATATAAGCAGCTTCCATCGTCTGTATTATACACAGCATTATAGTTGTGAGCAAAAGGATCCATACATCCCTCTAATACATCTATGCAGCCACCATTATCAGTGTTTGCTTGTATGTCATAATTAAAAGCTGTACTATCAATGCAGCCATACATTACATCAATACAAGAAAAGTCTTCTGTATTTGCTTGCAAGTCGTAGTTAAAAGCGTTAGGATCTGTACACCCATAAATTATTGGAATGCAAGATTCATTATTAGTGTTAGCGACAGGGTCGTAATTAAAAGCAGTAGTATCAGTACACCCAAATATAAAAGGGATGCAATTATCGCTTGCTGTATTCGCTTCATCATTATAATTATACATTGTAGGGTCCATACATCCTATTATTACAGGAATGCAGCTACCATCATTAACATTAGATTCTATATCAAAATTAAACGCGTTTGGATCTGTACATCCAGGCACAGGGTATATACAGTTATCATTATTTACATTAGCAAGGCTGTCATAGTTAAGAGCTAACTGATCGGTGCACCCAAAATAAAGACAAGATTCATCTGCAACATTAGCTAAAGGATTGTAGTTCCAAGCACTTGCATCCATACATCCATACACATAAGGCTCACATGAGTCATCATCTACATTAGCTTCCTCATTGTAATTATATGCTAAACTGTTTGTGCATCCCTCAATTACAGGTATACAATCTCCACTATCTGTATTAGCTTCTTCATTATAATTAAAAGCATCTTCTTCCATACATCCTTCTATAACTGGTATACAGTAATCACCACAATAAGGCATAGCACTATATACTGTCCAAAATGGAGGTTGAAAAGGCTGCAAAGCTCCTTGACCATTATTAGCAAAAGGGTTAGTACCACCTTGCATTAAGTATACACCCTCTGAGTTTTCTAAATAAAAAGAGTTGTGCATTGTTTGAAACTCTACCTCTTCTTGAGGTTGTTGTTGTTGTCCAACTTCAAAATAATACACATCAATTGGTTTATTTGTTTTAAGCTGTAGATAAAACTCTTGACTATAATATCCAGGACCCATAGTATATATACCAACTAAACTATCGCCTTGAAATAAGGCTAAGTGAGATTCACCCCATCCGTCTGCGGCATCATCTTCTATTACAAGCTTGTAGTCACAAACAGGAATTATTTCATTTAATGTAGCCTCTGGGTCGAAGTTAAAAGATGTCCAGTTAATACAGCCTAAAATATGTAGTGTTTCACAGCTACCATCATCTTGCGTAGCAAAAGGATTAAACTCAAAGTAAGTATTGTCAGTACAACCGTAAACCTCAGGTATGTCACAATACTCTAGTTGTATAACCCCTGAATATGCAGCGTTTCCAAAGTTAGGTTCAGGTAGCTCCCATATAACATCAGGACTACCACAAGGCTCTAGGTCACCCATAATAACAAAGTTACCATCAGTTCCACCCCATTGAGATCCAGCTACCCCATCACCGTATGAATCACTCACTATAAGTTCAACACCTGTTTCGGGCACACATATTTGATAAGGTATCATAGAGTTTGCCTGGTCAAAAGAATACTCTCCTGCCATCACACTTTCTACTGGTTCTCCCGTAGATATATCTGTAAGTATCCATCCTGTTTCACCTGGATACTGATCTAGAGTAACCTCTAATAACATTTTTACTTCACCGTCATCACAAGAAACATTAGCACACCCACCGTTATCTACCTGTGCAAGTGGGTTGTAGTTTATTGCTTCAGGATCTGTACAACCCTGTATTACAGAATTATCTATAGGAGGCTCACAGTCACCAGCATCAAACTGAAACTCAGGGCAATCAAAATATATAGGAACACCATCAAAAGAATAAGAACCATCATCACAAAATCCATCACCCAACCAGTTTTCAGGAGCTTCATTTCCTGCACAATCTACAAATAAACTATCTTGAGAATTTGCGTTTAAACTTATAAATAGTATTAGATAAAATATTTTTTTCATTACGCATTTCTTACTTTTTGGGCTACTTTTTTACTATATTTTGCAAATTGTTTACCTCTTTTTCTAGCTCTTTTTTTAGCTCTATTTGTAGCAGCTTTCTCACTAGGACTTAAAGATTCTCTAACAGATTTAGGAAGGTATCTACCTCTTTGGCTTACAGGTTTTTTTTTATCTTCTTTACTGACGTAATCCCAATCCTGATCTCCCCAATCTTTTAAACTTTTTTGTGATTTCCTTAAAGCCTTCATTAGTTTCTATAGCCACCTCCTGCAGCTTTATAAGCTTTAGCTAACATTTGGGCTTTTCTAGCAGACCACTGACCTGGAGCTCCACCTTTTCCTCCAGCCTTTATTCTATTAAATATACGCTTTCTCATCCCAGGTTTTGTATAGTTACCTGCTTTATTTACAGTGCTACCTTTTTTAGCTTTTTTTATTGCTTGTGCCATATTACCATTTAACTTTATCAGCCCAATAAGCTGCAGACATTTTACCCTTTGCTATATTTTTACCATGACGTGCTTTAAATGATTTTCTTTTAGCTTTCATTCTAGCACTTTCACCTTTTTTTGGTTTACCTGCAGTTCCAGACAATGACCCTACCTTTTTCCCTTGCTGACCAAAACGTATAGTTTTAATCTTATCACCTTCTTTTGCAACAACTATGTGTGATTTAGTAGGATGATTAGGAGTACGTTTAGCTTTATTGTATCCAGATACTCCAGCTTTTTTTAATCTATTATCTTTCTTTACTGCTTTTGCCATTATTTTTTAGCAAATTTTTCTACGCCAGAAATACCAAACGAGCC